TATAAACTGACGAGAACGTTCACATCCACATCACTATTAGGTTGTTGCATAATTTATACTCAGAAAGTACCTCCGTCTAGTGTAGAAGTCCAACTAGGCTTATTAGTATATATCACACTAACAGAGGATGCTGTTACGGATAAGTTTTCAATTGCACCATTATTACCTTCCTTCCTTAAATTGTTAGTAGTATCAAACGTACCTTCAACACCAACCAAACTTATTGAAGTACCAGATCCACCAGTTTCAACGACACCATAAGCATTAGTGGTATCTTGCCTTACAATATCACCAACAGCAACAGTTACACTACCAGATAAAGCAAGAGTGTTTTTTGTTACAGCAGTCAATATCTGTTTTGAGGTATTAACTGGAGATGCTACAGCATTAGTAGAAGTCTGTAGTCCATTCTCATCAAAATATACAACACCATGAGTATTGTAATCACCAGTTTGATAGTAGATACCTTTAATATCAAGGAATCCTCTAGTTCCAGATACTAAAGCATTAGCAGTACTAGCATCAGGAATGTAAGTCCATGCTCTTGCAGTAGCACTACTATTTGGATTAGTCTGGTCAATATAACCAAAGAATCCTAATTTATTATTACCAGCACCAGTGCTTGTATTGTATCCGAAAGAAATACCACGATCAGTATTTGTATCGTATGCGTGGGTAATAATTAATTGTGTTGTGGTACTAATACCTGGAGCACCAATAGTCTGATCAACAGTAATTATTTTAGTTGCTTCATCATATTGAGTAACTGTTGCTACACCAGATGCTGATAATGCAGAACTTGAAGAAACAACATCACCTGTATTAATACCAATAACTGAATCTAAAGTAATTGTGCTAATACCAGCAAGAACAGGTTGTGTTACTGTTCTTTCACTAGTAAGATCACCTAAATGTAGAATAGGATCATTTAAAGTTGATGTTGTAGAGTTTACAGATGTTGTTGTTCCATCTACCTGTAAACTACCTTTAATAACAACAGTACCTTCATTACTTAAACCATCTGGATATGGGTCAATGAATAAGAGATCACCACATCCTGCTTCAGTTTCAATAACATTAGAACTTATTCCAACACATCCAAACTTACCCTTACCAGTAACTTTAAGATTAGTATCATAAGTCCATTGAGCACCAGTAACCTTTACATCATTATCTCCATCTTCATCATATTCAATCTTAGCATCTTTATCAGTACCAAATGATAAGAAAGTATCATCCACTACATTAATATGACCATCACCATTGGTATCAAATATAATATCACCGTCTACATTGGTTGATGAAATTGTATTTAAATCTATTCTTAGATTATCTACATTCCACTGGTCAACCTTTCTATTATTATCCATGATGGCAACTATACCACCATCAGTATTTCTTGTATTTTGTACACCAGCAACAGAACCTGCTGCATGTTCCATCATAGAGGTGTAAAAATGACCACCTATTGAATGAACATTATTTCCATCATCACCAACAAAAATTCTATCTTTATATTGGTTTATACCAGCGTGACTTCCTATACCAGTCACATAGGCCATTTCACCCCAATTTAGACTGGCAGGTTTATCGGTTCCAGAGGATCGTTTGATCCTGATAATACTAGCCATTTAAAAATTTCCCCCGTTAATGTTTAAATTTTGTTCCGTTCCAGGTGTCAGTTCATGAGTGGCATCCCATTTCTGGGTTGCTCCGTTATAGACTAAAACCATTCCATTTAACAGGTTCGAGGCATTAACATCGCTTAATTCAGCGAGTGATAAGCCCTGAGCACCAGCAAGTGAGGAAACAACCTTCACTGCATTATGTTGCCCAACCCTTACCTTAATATCTGCCATTTATGTATGCAATTCAGAATCTATGTATTATTTATACTTTAAGATGTTATCTGACCTGTAATTTGTTTTAATAGTTCTTTAATTTCTTGGATATCCTTTTTCATATTATCCAATTCAGCTTTTTCATCCATTTTTTTATTTTTTCTAGTAATATAACTAGAATATGAATTAGAATTTGTATCTAATATTGCTCCTGTTTTTTCATCACGAAACAGGTCTTTATGTCCTTCAACTGGTATCATGCTTTTGTAATTGGTAAAACTCCTGTTCCTTTGAGTAAATCAGCCTCAGATGGTTTTTTAGGATTATTAATATCCTTATACCTTATCATAAGTTTATCATCTTTAGAAAGTTTTGCTTTCTTAATTCTCCACCCATATCCAGTCATTCCAGATGGTAAATTGATAGGTGCTTCACGACCACCTTTATATAATTTATGTCCACTGTCTCTAATACCTCTAATAGAATTAGCAGCTTCTTCTAGAAATTGTTTAAAGGTCTTCATATCTGATTAAACGGATATTGTTTTAACTTGTCATCAACAGATCTAAGATCTATTGGAAGATGAAATTTAACTAATTTACCAGATCCACTAGGATCTATAATAAATTTGGTTGCTGGATTTACAGAATTCCTCATGAATAGTGGAAGTCTCTATCCTTTTTCTTATCTTTTAATTTTTTACCACGTTGTCTCTTTTCACCAGTTTCACCATAACCATCTGGATGTGGACCTGGTTTTGCTGATCCTATATTATCAGGAGTTCTTCCACTACCATCAGTATAATGTAATCTAGCATCTTTTCCAGCTTTCTTTGTAATGATAGACTCTTGACCATACTTATTGCCAAGACTTCTCATAAGAGTTCCAAACTTTCGTTTAGACATACTGCTTGGTCTTGTGGTTGCATAAGAAACTTCACGAGCATCAGATCCATCATCGTACTTATATTTTCCAGTAGATTTTCTAAATCCAACACCACTTCGTTTTAAATCATTCTCAAGACTTCTTCTTTTCTTACGATTTTCATTTTCATCATCTCCACGATCAGGTGATATATGACCAGTATCGTGAGTTTCAGACTTACCAAGATATCTTGATAAACCACCTTCACATAATACTAAAAATTCTTGAAATGTTATCATTATGCTAAGGCAATTGCTCTAAAGTCTTTAAGTCTAACTGGTACACACTCATTAGTAGATGACATTACAATCTTAATCGTAAATCCATTAAATTGTTCTAAATCATCAACACTAAATTGATATTCTGAGAAGTCATTTTGACCACTCTTATTCACTTTAGCATCTGCTCTACCATCATTTAATCCAATATCAATAACTTGATCACCGAAACCATCACCATCAGTATCTATTAGATTTTTAAATCCAGGAAATGCTCTATATGATTGAGAAACTTCACTAGAATCAGCAGTAAATAATCTATAATAAACTCTAAAATCTGCTTGTGATTGTACATTAGCAGCAACAAGAACTTTTAATGAACTTGCAGGTTGTGCTAAATTGACCTTTCTTGTTACAAATATAGATCCATGTGGATCACCAGAAACTTTTGATGATCTGTCATCAGTAGCATAATTATCTTCACCAATTGGATTATTAATCTTATTTCTTCCAGCAATAAATGTAGCATTCTGAACATCTAATACTGGTGAAAGATTAACATCGCTAGATGTCATATCAACTTTCAATGTCAATGATTTTTGATTTGGAAGAGTATCTAGTCTAGCAGCTTCATTAACTTTAGAAGAAATTATTCTAGGTGTTGGGAAGAATGTGGTTTCGTTTAAAATAGTTGGTTCAAATCCCTGATCAATAAATGATACCTCATTTCCATTAGCACTAGTACCACTTACAGTTCTAAATGATGAGCTAACTTGTGTCTTACCTGGTGTTATTACATTACACTGTGCAGATAATGAACTAAACTGATGATTTTGGGATATCCCAACAGTATTACCACCTACGGTTTTTTCACTAATAAAGTTTAACTGATTTTTACCAGCAGCTCTATTACCAATTCCTCTATCAATTTCTAAGTAATAATTATCAATATTTGATAAATTTCTTAATGTAGAATTTGTAGGAATTGTATGTGTAGTATTAATTTTAGTTAATGGCATTCCATTAACTTCATATGGTTGGATAGTAGATCCAGTTGGATGAGAGATAGCAAAAGTTTCATCAACACCCCTACCACTTAATGATAGTATATTAGAAGCACCAATTACATATGACACAATTTCAGTGTTTAATAACACTTCACCTCTATCAGTTGTTATACCAGCAAATTTAGAGAATATAGCAGTTGATGCTACTGATACTGCGGTAGCAGAAGCAGATATATCCTGTGTTGTTTCAGACTTAGAAGTATCTGGGTGAATATTTTCAATTTTAATTGTGTTATTGGAACCATGATGAGCATGGTTATGTTGAATAACTTCAATAATATTTCCAGTGTGTATATCATCAATAGCAACTGAATCGGATGCTGCAGTTACTCCAGTGAGAGTTGTTCTTGTATCATTATTAGCACCATAATGAATAATTTGATCACCACTAACAAATTTTTCACCTTGAACATCTGTCAAGTATATTGTATCAATTTCATTTTGTTGAATATCAGTAACAACGAATTTAGAACCTTCTCCACCAGTTAATGTTCCAGTTTGAGAAACATCCAGAGTTAAAATTTCACCAACTCTATATCCAGATCCTTTATTAGTTAAACTACCTACACTCAACGCTCCATTAGTAGCAACAGTAACACTACCACTTAATCCTGTACCATTACCATCTACAGATAGGAATTTTGCAGAAGAATGAGTAGCTACGTCATATCCAGATCCATTTGCTACTGGTTTTAATCCAACAGGTGTTAATGAAACAGGACCACCTCTTTCTTCAATAACAGCAGTAATACTATTATCTTCAATATCACCTACAAGACCTGTACTTATCTTTCTACCTACAGGTATACTTGATACAGTTTCTTCAGCAACCCCAGCTAAACTAACTCTAAGTTTTCTAGGGAAAGATCTAATTGGATTGCTAGGTAACAATTGTGTATTGTTATTACCAGGTTCAATAGAACTATTATAGAAAGTTACTGATCCTTCAGGAACAAATGCTGCCTTTCTAAGTGTGAATTTAAGATCTTGATATTGGCTAGGTGTCCAAATTGTACCGTTTTGAGATTTAAATAAACTACCACCAATATATTGCTTAGTAACAACACCAAATTGAGAATCATCAGTTGTTGCAGGTAATCCTACTGGAGGAGTTACGTTCTTTTGACCCATAGTAGCAACCCACATTTCAAATTCATCAGAACCAGGTGATAGGAATACAAGAGCATATTCTTTACCAGATTCTAAGAATACTGGTGATGGGAAATTAATTGTAGTTGGTACAGATGCATCATCTGAAGTATTAATATTATTTGGATTTAAAGCTACTTGAGCATAATCCTGAACAAGGAAACTTGTAGGTGTTCCTAACTCTACAGTTCTAAGTTCAACAAATACTTTAGCATTTGGATCTTTCTTATAGAAATAAACATCAAATGATGTTAAGAATGCTCCAGTTTCATCAACTGTAAATGATTGTGCTAGAGGATCCCTATAAGGTGCTTCTACTCTCGTTGTAGATGAAGTAGAACTTACACTTATTGTAGATGTAATTTCATTAGGTTTTTGTGCAGGTTCTGGTGGATTTCTAACACCAACAGTACTTGTAGTTACTTCTAATATAGTTCCAGTTCCCGTATAAGTTCCACTAGCATCACTAGCAAGAGCAGTGCTGCCTGGAGGAACAAAAGCACCAGTTGTATTTGCAGTTAATCTAAAGGTTTTAGTTCCACTATAGAATAATACTGATGGTTGTGGTGTTTGATTAGCATTTCTAAAGAAGAATGCTCCTAAAACATCACCCCAATTATCAGACATTAAATCAACATTTGTTACAGTTGCTTCAGTACCAGAAGTCTCTCCAACTAACGTAGCACCCTTAACAACATAACCATAATAGTTTGTTCCATTAGCTAAGGCACTAATATCACAATTAAATAAAACTGACGTTGAAGAATATGTATTTGAAGGTGCAGGTCTAGATCTATCAAAAGGATCGACTGTATATTTTTCAACTGTAACTGCAGGATGTCCCAATCCAGCAGCAAATTCAGGTCTGTTCTCATCACCAAATTTATGGTTTGGTGCTTGTGCTTTAACTTTACCTATAGTATAGAATCCATTCATTACTCTAACATCTTCACCAACTGTAAATCCATTACCAGATCCAGCAGTAGTTGAAATTTCAATCAATTTAGGGAACATATCAGGCACACCACTATCTAACTTGTGGATATGCTTTGTGAATGGTTTTAACCCGTTAGCAGCAAAATAAACATTCCTAGATCTCATAAATGGATCTGTATTACCATTAATCTTTATACTTTCAACATAATCAAATTCTTGGTTATTACCAGTTAATTGATTAGTAAAACTAGTTTCTACAGTTTGAGTTGTAGTTGTAGTGGTTGTTGTAGTGGTATCAATATGATTACCCTCAAACTGTCCATGTGTATCTGGATCATCCTCTCCAGGATCAACTTCAGTTACAGTTACATCTACATCTGTTTGTGTTGTTGTGTTATCAGAAATAACATTTGCTACAGTATTCCATGTATTACCAGTTGATTCTGTTCTCTTATTATCAACATAAATTGTTCTTGTCCAGTTATCTGATGGAGGATCTAACTGAATACCGCCAACATAAACAATAACATTAAATGGGTTAATATTTTCAACACCAGATGCTTGTGGTTGTACAATCCAATCAGTTTCAGTATAATCTAAAGTTACTAAATCTCCAGTTTTCTTAGTATTACTATCTAATAGACTTAGATTAGATGTCATGTCAGCAGTTGTTGCATCAATTCCAGGATCAAGTCCTATTTGTGCTTTCATTGACCAAAAATCAACAGCACTGATTAATTCTTTGTTGACTACATCAACATCACATCTAGATCCATCTTCTACATTAAAATTGATGAAATCTCTATTTTTAAAGTCATTAACTACAAAACCAGATTTAAATCGATCTATACCGTCAGCATCTTTGACTTGAAGTGATTTTGTATCAAGTTCTAGAGCAGTAAGTGAAGTCATTATTTCAAGATTTGAAATCCTCTTTTCGAGTTTTCCAATATCTCTCATAGTAAATCTTCTATTATCATATAATCTAATCTTAGGTCCTTTAATAGGATCATAAAGATATGGTGGGAATGTAATCTGAGCGATTTCCATAGAATCACCAACTTCAGTTGGTGGTGCTGGTTTATCATCAGATACACCTTTAATCAATTTTACTTGCTCATTTTTATTAATTACTAATTTATCAATTCTAGGTAAATAATAACTATACCCAAGAACTGTACTTTCATCTGGTGTTACAACATATCTTGTAATAGTCTCAAATACTCTATTTTCAAATGCAAATGGAGATCCAGCATTACCAGAAGCTACTGTTACATCAGCAAATGCTTTAACTCTTGGTCTAAAGTCAAGAATATCAGAACCTCTATTTCCAGCAACACTTGGAACATCATGTGTATATCTATCCTTAGAATATGAATTTACAGTATAGAAATCACCTATAGTTCCAGCATTTTCATAATAATCAAAAATAACTAATAATCTCTTAGAAGGATTAGAAGAATTTCCTCTCCTTACAAGTCTAGAATAATCACAGAATTGCTTTCTATGACCCTTATCTAATGTATAATTAGATGTTCTATCAATATAATTGCCTTCTATTGACTTCTGTATATTTGCTGTAATTTGAGATTCTTTAAAAGTTACAGATTCTCCAGCAATAAATCTATTTCCATTTAAATATACAAATTCAATTTTATTTCCAACATCTGGTCTGTTTACAACTTGTCCAATAGCTCTACTCTCTGATCCTAGAACCCGTTCACCTACAAAAGTATTTGTATTAAGAGATAATCCAGATACAAATTCTAAAGTATCAAGAGTTGGTTTAGAATTATCAGTCGATTCAAGTACAGCATGAACCTTAACAACATCAGGAACATTTAATGATATTTCCTTATCTTCAACACGCAGACCATAAGCATTGCTCTGTGTAATGAATGTGGAAAGTCCTACAGTCTTTGTTACTTCTAATTGAGAACTTCGAGCATAAGATTTACCTTTACTACTAAGTCCTAACTTTTTCAAAGTGACATTAACAGTTATGTTACTATCTAAAACTCCCGTATTTCCTGGATTAGCAGTATCCCATTCTCCAGGTCTTTGTACATTAAACCTTATAGCAGACCCACCAGATAAAATTTCTACTCTATCTGATGTTAATTTCTCAATAGTACCGTCATTATAATGAATTGAATACCTTTCAGCATCAAATGGTTCAAAGAATGCAGTTGTAATTCCTAAAGCACCATCTGATCCAGAATTTTCAAATACCTGACTAGCTTGAACTACAAGATTTCCATTGTAAGTACCACTTGATTCTAAGGATTTGCCAGAAACCTGTCTTGATATTATCAAATTAGAATCAGATAAGTCTACTGTAGAAATATTTTTCTTAGGCAATCTACTATAAAGTCCAGATCTATTAAAGTTAATTATTTTAGGAGATTTAACAGTAAATGTTGAACTAACTGTTGTACTAGTTGCTGGTACATCCTTATCACATACACCAACAACATCAGCAGGTGCTGCAGTAAGTGTTATAGTACCACCATCATTAGAAATAGCAGAAACTACATTATAAATTGGATCGGTTGAAGTACTATTTGAATAACCAAGTATAGTATCTACTTTTACACCATTAATTCCAGAAAATCTTCTTTGTGCACAGGTTGCAGTGGTAACATTACTTCCATCAGTAGCAACATTTAACGTATCTGTTTTAGAGAAATTAGGTAAAATTCTATCATAAAGGACAGCATCAGCCGTAAATGCCTTTTGAAGAGATCCAACAGTTGTAGGTTGGAAAACTGATTTTATATCATCAATCGTATACTGTGTTACAGCAGATACTGAAGCTGTACATGTATCTAAACCAACATTACTAGTTCTTTCATTAAATACTAATTTTTCACCAGCAACAAAAGTTCCAGTAGTTTGAGCAACATTTATACTACCAGCAGTTGGATGATCAGCAACATATGCTTCTGCACCACTACTCATTCCTCTAACTTTAGATCCAACTGGAGCTAAAGTATTTTGCTGATATGTTAATCCACCAGCACCATTTCCAATATCTAATTTTGTATATGTTTGAAGATCATACATATACAAATCCCATTCTGTTGATGAGTCTTTATAAGTATCATCGGAGGGAGCAAATGTATACACACGAGCTTCACCAACTTTAGTACCAGCACCAGCAGTTGGAACACCAGTTCCCTTTCTTTGACTGAAAAGATCTACATTATTTGCTAATTTACTACCAGTTGATGAATTTCCTAAGTTTATAAGAGGTGTTCCATGTGGATTATTAACCTTTAACAAACTTCCCATCTTAAATGAGACAGAGGAAGATTTTATACTCTTAGTATCTCTTGGTTTTTCTACATCTAAAACGGTAGTTCCTGTTAACGGAACATCAAATCCTCTAACATACGCTGTACCTGGTGATAATTTTATACATGCCAAATCATCATTAGGCACATTAAGTTCGTCAGTTTTTTCACCTTCAACAAATAAACCATTAGATCCTATCTCATCATTTAATGAGTTTTGTACATTAACGGTAAATGGTCTTATAGCATAATTACCAGACTCATCATAAGTTCTCTTAGCAAGATATTTTTTTATCTCAGAATATAAAGTAGTATTCTGTAATTTTTTAACTTGACCTGTTTTTACTTTAACTAATTCTACAAAATTAGTATCATCAAAGTCATCAAGTGCTTTTTTTGCTAACTTAACACTAATTTTAAATCTATCAGCACCTGGAGCAGCGAAATTGGTAAATCCTTTTGCATTATCATTTAAAGTAGAATCATCATTAGAAGATACAACTTCCTCAATAATTTCAAATCCAACTCTATATGATGGTGAACTTGTGTATGGTTCTAGTACTATTAAAGATTTTGATACATCAACAAAAGTACCTCTAATAAAATATACACCATTATCCACACCAACAGCAGATCCAGTTGCTGTTGCATTTTCACTGACTAAAGTTAATACAGTATCACCAGAGTTTAATGTTGTGTTTCCATAAGTAACATTTTCATCAAGAACTAATATTTCTCCATTTGGAAAATGATCACTTGCTCCAACACTATCAGACTCTGTATATTTTACAAAAATTGTAATGTCATCAACACCTTCTGCTGGAGGTAAAACATAATTAACAATCTTAGCAACAATCTGAGAATTTTGACCCCTTACCTTTGTTCCACCATTAGCTATTAATGAATCAAGGTATATACTAACATCTATCCCTAAATGATCATCATTTACCTTACATGAGAAATATGTGCTATCATATGTCACAGATCCAGGTATAACCATAGATCCTTCTCTAAAGATATGATTACCGAAAGATTCTATCTGATTCTGTAATATTGATTGCAGTCCTGTTAATTCTCTTGCTTGAACTGGATATCCAGGCTTAAATAAAACCTTGTAATAGTTCTTCGCCTTATCAAAATCATCGTAATAAGGACTTATATTTAAATTAGTCTTTTGTGGCATTTTACTTTAGAATTCCAGGATGATTTTAACGTCTTCTTTTTGTCGAGTATTTCGAGCAATCAAAGGTCTATGGTCTATATAAACCAAATCCCCTGATCCTTTATTTATCTCTGGTTTTGATAACCCACTTGCGAAGGAGGTATTCAAATTAATTTGCTTAGATCCAGTTGGATTTGTAGTGATTCCAGTATAGTTATTGTTTATATAACCTTTAAATCCAGAGGACTTACCTTCAACTACAGGTCCAGTTGATGAAAAATCATAAAAACGACCTTGAGTCGAAATACCAATGTAATCAGTTTGATCTCTACTACCCTTGTAATTTAATGATCTATCAGTAAAGTATTTTAGAACCTTAGTTTCAGTGTCAAAAGACGCAACATATGCTCTAGCAACTCTAGTATCACCATTAGGAAGAGTTAATTGTTGTTCAATAACTTCACCAACTTCAGGATTTCCTTGAACCTTTTTAGTAACATCATTACTATTTGGTTCATCATGAAATAACATTGCATTTAATGATGAAAACTGACTTCCAGTAAATCCAGTAGAGACTGTACCACCACTACCACCAGAAGTTGGATTCTTTACTATACCAACTACAGCAAATTTGGTATCTGTTGGAAAATCTTTAGTGGAATCATCAAATCTAGCATAAATTAAAACCTTATCAGTACCTAATTCTGTATAAATGTCATATCCATGACCTTTACTTGGAGGAATTATAGGAACTAATTTAGCAGAAGTACCAGAAGATGTATTATTAATCGCTTGTAGATCAACCAATCCATAACTATATCCTTGTCCACCAGCACTAACTGTTATATCAGATATAACACCTTGATTAACATTTACTCTTGCTTTCGCTCCAGATCCATCTCCTACAATATCAACCTCTTGTCCTGTTAATGATTGGTAAGAAGAACCACCATTTTCAATATATACATGTTTAATTTGGTTGTTATTAATAGAAGAATCACCATTCTCCCTTACTGCTCTTATCTGAGGATCAGTACTTGTTGCCCAATTGTTTGGGACAGTAATATATTCTGTAGAATCAAATTTTATGATATCACTAGGAGAAACTGTATATAAGTATTTCCAAACATATCCATCACCAGATCCACCAGCTTTTGATGGTTCTAAATCAGTAAATGTAGGTTCATCCTGAGAAACATTTCCTTTTTCATTATCACCATTAGAACCATTATCAATACAAATATAAACCTTGTAATCAGAGTTCATTACATAATATTGAGCATCATATAATCTGCCAGCACTTTTCAGAGGACTTCTATTATCACTAGCATAATCATCTCTGTATATTTCATATCTAGTACCTGCTGTCCAATCAACTCTCTGTATAACCCTACGAATATTGGCAGAAGTAATCTTCTTACCAAACATCATAGTATCTCCTGCATGAGCATTAGTAGAGAAACTATCAAGCGGTTGTGGTGGGTTAGTATTCCAATTTGCGGATCTACCATAACCAACAACAGTTGATTCTGTTAATTTTGTTGGATTTGGTAAACCAATAAAAACGTAGTAATTATTATTATCAATAGAATCTACGAAATTACTAGCATTTAATATCCTAAATTGGTCGGTGACAATTGCTGGCATTATCTTGTCTTAATTACACTTTTTTTCTTTATTTATAGACATAATCAAACTTGTAATCTAATAGCACCAGTATTCCTCAATCCTTTAAGAGATCCGAGAGAATAATTTCTTCTTTGAAGAACTGGGAATGTAGATAATCCAGAATCAATAGTTAGTCCAGTTACACCAATTGAAATTGGATTTGCTGCTCTAACTGTATCTGCTCCATACAATCTTCCCCATGAAATTGTTCCTAGAGAAGTTGTTATACCAATGTCAGTTTGGTTATACTGTCCAGTGGAAGCCATTCCAACTGTATTGGTTGTACTTAAGATATTACATGTAATTTCACCTGTCTTATCGGCAGTAGTAATCGCATGTACTTTGTATATATTATCTAAGAACTGTGTACCAATACCAATTACTGAAGTATCATGACTGTCAATGGATGTAACACCATCACCAATCTTAGTATCTTTAATAGCAATTGGATATCCAACCCTTAAATCACCTGCCTGATTCCCATCAATAGTCTTGAAGAAGAATTTAACAGCAACAGGATTGTTATTTGTACCTGCAGAAGTTGAAATACCAGTAATTATTCCAGTAAATCCCTGAGCAAATTTAAATAACTCAATTTTTTCTGTCTTATAGGTAGGTCTTTCAATAATAACATTTGGAATTCCTCCCTGATATAATCCAGGATTAGTAATGGTTACTGATGTAACAGAACCATTTGTAATTGTCGTTGTTGCTGTAGCAGTTGTTCCAATACCAACTCCAATTATTGGTGGAGCCGATAATTTAATAGTAGGAGCAGTAGTATAACCAGATCCACCATCAGTGATAGTTATTGAAGTAACCTGTTCTTGAGGAATAGTGGTAGAAGCCATAGAAACAGTATTAAGCATAGCAGTAACAGATGCTCCTGCTGGACTCTCTGCACCACTTGCTGGTAACATTAATGCGTCAACAGCATCAACTGTAATACCATATCTTTCAGAACTAGGAATGCGAAGTGGTCCTTCCTCATAGAAGAAGAATTCAGCATCATCTACAAATATTCCATCTTGTAATCCAATACCTACACCAGATGTTGTACTAACATCACCAATAATCTTTGCGGTTGGATATACACAAGGTTCAAGAGATTCTCTTGCTTTAGTTACTAATTCACCTGCTATTATCTTATCAATCTTCTGTTTAGTCCAACTAAGTGGTTTATCATCATCTTCATTGATTCCTTGACCTGTATAGATATCAGTTTCAATTAAGTCTGATGATAGAATTTCTTTCACAACTCTTTCTCTATCTTGAGAAATTGAGTCTGGTAATGCTGGATGACGATAGATTCTAACATCATCACCTGGTTTGATCGTTTCTTGAATGTCGATCAACTCAACATCAATTCCTCTTTGCCCAAGATAGAAGAATATATCAACCTTGTCACCAGTGTCTGGTGGTTCAGTAAATGTAAATGTAGTTCCACCTTCAAACTGGTATGCAGTTCCTGGTGTCTGTAATACTCCATTTACGAATATTAGTAATACTGCGTTTAGGTTTATATCGGCAGATAATGGATCTGATTCATCTTTTTCAAAACTGAGTAATTGTCCATTAAAGAATAGAGGGAATCTCTTTCTAGATCCATTCTGAAGATCTCTAATAGTATCAATAAAGTCTATCTCACCAAATTGCCATGAGGAGAAGTAATCATTGAATATTTCAATAACTTCTAATTCAAAATCTTTTAATGGTTCCTCTACTTCAGCAGAAGTAACTAATCCAATTGGGGTAAATTTATCTCCAACTTTAAATGAATGTCCTGGTCTTGCTATATCAAACTCAGATATTTCAAATAATGTAGAAGAAATTCCAACTGAGGTTTGTGCTGCTCCAACTTTTAAATTAAGTAGAAGATTAACACCTGTAGTCGTTGTTTTTCCAATACCAAGTCTTGAAACACCTTCAACCTTCATATTTTGATAATTTGGTTCTGGTATAACAATTTCAGGATTAACATATCCAGATCCACCATTTTCAATAGTAAATTCTAGAGATCCACCAGTTCCATATGGAGATCTACCAACATTAATACTAAACTTAGTAGTACTTTCAACCCCCTCAATACCTACAGGTCTATTATAAACAGGATCAGTTGTTCTTGGATAAGAATGATTTGTAGAATGACGATCCTTATTACATGTAAGTGTTAAAGAACCAGCAGCAATTTGAACTGTATTCTTTGCTCCTATAATATTTGCTGCTATAGACCTCTCATAACTATGGTCTGATACATTTGTTGAAGGTATATTTACTAATGTCTGAACTTCAAACTTCTTAGCAGTAATATTTGAAACTTGTACCCACTTATTAAAGAGAGGATCTCCCTTTCTTGGATAACTATGCTCACTAATAAATCCATCCTTAGCACATGAGAATACTAAAGAATTCTCAGCAATCTTAACATAATCACCATTACTAAATCCATGATTTACATTTGTAGTGACTGTTAATATTCCAACATTTGGATTATATACAGCATTAGTTGTATTTCTAACAACAGCAGCAGTAAATCCATGAGCAGCAGAAGTCGTAACAGTCATGATTCCACATTGTGGATCATAATCAACAGTATCAGCAGTGAAAGGACCTCCAACATCTGCAGTAATTCCTTCATATTGATCAGGAATACCAACATTACATGTAATAGTGCCACCAGATTGATCTACAGCAGTAATTGCTAATGCTGTATTATATGCTGGATCAGTTGTTCTTGGATATGCATGTTCTGTAGCATGATTATCAGCATCGCAAGTAAAGTTAAGTGCTTTAGGTGCGATAGTTACAGTATCACTAGTACTAAAAGTATGTGTTCCTATGGTTAGTACCAATACTCCAGTACTTGGAGTATATGTAGCATTAGTAACATCCTTTTTAGTGCTGCCAATGGTAACGGCATTGCTTATAGAACTCTTGTATATGTGAGTACCAATAGCATTTACAAATTTATGAGTATTCCTAGCAGTTTTAGCAGTAATTATAGCACCTCTACCAGCACCACCACCAGATCCAACATTAGTTGAAATAGTATCCAATGTAGTTGATACTATAGGTAAGAATGTATTATATGCTGGATCAGTTGTTCTTGGATATGGATGATCACTCATGAAATCATCTTTAGAACAAGTAAAGACCATCGACTCATTAGCAATCTTCAGAGATTTTGTTGCCTTAATCCCATTAGTTGTTGCTGAATCAAATACATGAGTATAATATCCACCAGATTTAACAGCTCCAGCAGTTGCCCCTACAAATGTATGAGGATCTGTATTTGTAGAAGGAACAGTATTCAATACCTTCAATGTTATTGTTGTGTCTGTTACTGATTCTATTTTAATCGCAGTATTATAGTATGGATCATTACCATTAGATCTTGGATATGACTTCTGAGCAGCAGCACCAGTAGCACCACCAAATCCACAACTGAAGGTAATTGATTCTTCTTCTAATTTAACACTTGTACCTGCTTTCAAACTATGAGAACCAATTTCTAATGTCATTAATCCAGTATTAGGATCATATGTAGTACCTGTTGTTGGTGTATGAGAAACTAATGGACTTGTTCCAACATTAACTTCAAATTCAGTTGATGTTGCTCCAGAAACTATTAACCATTTACCATTTGATGGATCACTTTCTCTTGGATAAGTGTGTGTAGTGGAATTATTATCCATAGCACACTTAAATGTGATTGAATTCTGTTCAAAGTAAACTTGTTCATTGTTAGTGAACACTCTTGGAGCAAACACTGCTCCAGCAGTAGCACTTACGAATGTGTGAACATCTGTATTAGTAGAAGGAGTGGTATTTAATACTTTCACTGCAACTGTTCCAGCGACAGTATCTACAGCAGTTATATCTAAGAAATTGTTATAGGCAGGGTCAGGTCCACCACTAGGATTACCAGAACCAGATGCTCTTGGATATGTCTTCTGGGAAGCAGTACCAGTAGCACCACCAAATCCACAACTGAATGTTAATGAATTTGCCTCTATCTTAAGTTTATCATTGGTAGTTAAACTATGTGTACCAATAGTCAATACCATAATACCAGTAGTAGGATTATAGGTAGCATCACTAACATCAAATTTTGTACCAGCACTTACAGTCAATATACCGACATTTGCATCATATTCAGCAGAATTAACTGTTAAATCAACTGGTCCTGGTATTCCATGATCAGATATTGTCATCAGATAAGCACCTGTGACTGAATCATAATCAGCATCTGTAGGTGTTAAATTTTGACCCATGAACGATCCAGTATATGCCGTAACAGAATCCGTATCAGCACTTACAAATTTGTGAGTATAAGCAATATCAGTAACTCCAATAGATACTGGTTCTCTATATCCAGATCCAAATGTTAATTCATTTTCATAACGCCAAACTGAACCACCCTTCACATATGCGTGTGGAATAGTGGAAATTCCAGCTCTAACTTCAAAGGACCTCTCAGAAACAATTCCTACTAATTGAAGTGGTCTTTCATGATCTTGGAATATTGTTGTAGTAACTCCTACATATCCACCACCACCAATTGTTCTTACAGCGTTAGTTGTTGCTGAAACGAACGTATGTGCGTCTGTATTGGTAGGTGTAACACCAAACAATACATTTACCTTAAATGTGTCTGAAGTAACGTCAGAGACGTACATATACCTATCATAGGCAGGATCAGTTTCTCTTGGATATGCCTTTTCAGCAGCAGCACCCGTAGCACCACCAAATCCACAACTAAAGGTGATTGATTCCTTTTCTAACTTAACTGCATCACCATTTGAAAGACCATGACCAGAAATTTTTATCACCATATCACCCGTTGCTGGATTATATGTTGTTCCCGTCTCAGGTTTTCCAACAACATTGGTTGGACAAACAAATTCAAAATCTTCTAATTTAACTGTATCAGGAGATCCTAATCCAAATCCATGAACTTTATTAGTTGTAACTGTAATAATTCCAGTATTATTATCATAATTTGCAGTTTCTATACCAGAACCTATAGGTCCAACTGATTTGCCCATACCAACAAGACTGGTAATAGCACCATTAGTCATATTAGGATAAACTCTAGCACCAACCAATGGAGCATATCCAACACCTGTAGTAGAACCTAAAGATACAATTAATCCACCTCTTGGTACTTGGTTTTGGTTAATATCGAATTCTGATTGAATTAATTGACCATTTTCAGAGCTAATTCCAGTAAATGTTACACTAGAAACTCCAGCAGTAACATCTGCTTCAATTTCATAATTATTACCTAAGTTATTAAGTGTTAGTGGTGTCTGGAATACTCCATTAATGAATAAAATACCATTTCCTACACCAACACCAGTAGATGTGTTAGCACCACCAACAGTTAAAGTATATGTTCTTCCAATACCAGTAAAGGAATCTGATATATCATCAAATACCATATTAGTATCATAATTTGTTCTTAAGAATGTTCTACCACTAAATTCTGCCTTAACATATGGAAGATTGGTAGCATCTCTTCTAGTTCTAGTATTACCTTTAGGTGGATCTAAGAACCATAGTGTACTGTCAACAATATTGAATGATCCTCTATGTACCTGAACCTTACTTGTAGCAGTATGAACACCAGCAGATACACCAAGAGATCCTCTAAGTACTTTAACTTCTGGTATGGTTCCATCAAATGAATTAATAATTGCACCTGTTTCTGTAGCAAATCCAACTTCAACAACCTTCATATATTCATCATCAATCTTCAATACATCTCTTGGTTGTACTGAACTAATACCACTTAAACTGAATTGTGATAATCCAATACCAATATCATTTGACAATGTATGTTGTATTGAAGTATATGTAATTGGTTGTTGAATAATACCATCAAGACCAATAACAGTTTTACTCAACTTATTAGACATTTCAAGTTTATGAGCATTACCAGAACCAACATTGGTTACTTCAATTGGTTTACCATCAGCAATATATTCTTTCTTACTGAATAATTGGAAAGTATCTGGAGTTAATGCCTTAACAAATACTTTTGATGGCATAATACTAACTAAATTACCTTCATTATCTGCTGTTTGAGCAATACCTACAGAAACAGGAGAAACACCAACAAATGTAGATGCTGCTTTATATGTTAATTCTTCATTTGTATTAAAGAAATGGCTAGGTATACTGAATGTAGTTCCTGCTCCAGTTGAATTAATAACCTGAGTATCATTTGCAGGATTAAATTTCTTGAAATATACTGGAATTCCTTCATGTTTAATATCAAAGTTTATTCTATTTCCTCTAGTACCGTTAATACCATCATAAGCAGATACTATAACTTCAGATGATACTGGACCAAATTGTAAAGGACCTGGCTCATTTTCAAAATCATTTACAGACTGGAATATTTCAGTAAATGCTTGAATTTCTACTAATGATGAATTATATGCAGAATCAGGATAAAATTCCAATCTAACCTTTTGATTGGTAATATCAGTAACTGTACCAAATGTTCCTATACCACTTATGTCTCCGATTGAAACATGTGGGTATTGAATACTTATAGCATCATTATCCTGATCTTGAATGAGTAATGCTTGATGAATAGCACTATTTTGTCCAGAAGTAACTTTTACTAATGCTTTAATAGTACTATCAACAACCCTATCAATAGTTGTAATTGTTGCTGATGTGCCATTATCTGTAGTAACATAATTTGATTCAAATCTAGCAGTTCTTTCAGATCCGTCTGGTTGTCCTGGTACTTGGTATCTAAATGTTCCTATACCAGAAGTTGTAGTTCCTAATCCAACAACATTTGCACTAAGGACTAATTTAGATGATCTATCATTGATACAATCAAAGTAAATTATGCCAGAATCATATCTAGCAGTTAATACTCCAACTTTACTGTTGGAACTAGAACTATAAGTAACACCTAAAACATCACTATAAGATTCTGAAATATAAGTATCTGTACCATCAAAATTAACAATAACTTCATTATAATCCATCTCACCAGAAGCATCATCTCTAACTAAAACATTAGCAAAGAAACCGTTAAAATCGGTATCTGAGAATTGTAAAATATTTGTTGTGGTATTACCAGTAACAATGACATTATTACCACTCATTGCTGTTTGTGCTACAGCAACACTAACATTTTTACCTATTAAATCTATAGATCCGATTTCCTTTATGCCATCGGATATTGTATCTGTATTAAATGATGTTTTAATAACTTTAATATCATAATCTTTCTCAAATTTTTCAATAGGAGTAAATTCTAAAGTTTTTCTATTAAATCTATCGACTTTAGTATCAAATGATCCCAATACTTGATTAGTATAATCACTGGTTCTTTCTAGTAAGAAAGCATCACTTGTAGAAGTTAATGTTACTATATCATTAACTTGAGTATCAAATGTATCAGCATCAACAACCTGTATTGTATATTTCGAGAATCTTGATGATATTTCTTCAATTTCAGTAAATCCATCCTGACTTCCTTTACTGGAGAACTTGCTACTTATATCATCATGTATTAGTACTCTATTAGTTTTACACTTAGTAAAGTCTGTTAATTTTCTATTTTTAAAATCAATAAACTTGGATTTGTTATCTCTGGCATCATAATCAATGACCATATCAAAGTCATTAATAGTATCAACTCTTCTCTCACCAAATACATCAAGAATAACCACTGCACTTGCTGGTCTAGTGCTTCCCAGACCCACTCTAACGTCAACACTAGACTCAATTAACGTATCAGCAAAATTCTTTAATCCTGCTGGATGTATGACCCTATTCAGAGGATCTACAAAGTCATCCCATGCCTTAGAACTTCTAACAGAGTATGATAGATTCTGATAATAATCATTATTAGGAGTTACTTGGAAATCTTCATTTAAAACTCCAGTATTATCATTCCACCCAATCTCTCTTCTATTTGAAAAATCAACATTAAATTTAGCAGAATTTGCCACAATTCCAGTAACTGTAGCAGTAACACCACTAAACTGACCAGCTATTCTATCTCCAATTTTAAGAACATGAAGTCCTGATGTTTTAATAAAGTCTTCTCTAACATCAATTGCTTTAAGATCTTTAGATTGGAATGTATTTGTTTGACTCTCTTTAACCAATAATGGTTCATTAATAGAGAACTTAGACCTCCTTTGAACAGGAGAAAATACTGGATACTTATTTCTGTTTATAATATTTGCGTATCCCGATTGATATGTTTTAGCAATTCCTGGATTAGTTGTTATTCCAGCTAAATCAAATTCTAAAATATCTGGATTTGCTGAAGTATAAGATTTAACTTTAAAGAACTGATACCCATGATTTGAGGAATTCCATCCATCACCATCTGTTGCTATTCCACTAGCAGCAGATGATTGTGTACCAATACCAGACTCTCCAAATAACTGAATACCTTCAACAAAAATTTCATCATCAACTGCAAATGGTGCTTGAGTATATCCATTAATTGGTGTCTCCATTACACATCTAGCAGTAGTATTATTAATAACTGTCATAGAATTGATTCCAATTCCATTTGAATTATTAATAGATACAACTCTATGAGTTATAGAATCTAATCCTTTTATTGGTGCTATAACATTAACGTCAGCAATACCTTGGTTAGGAACTATTGCTTCTAATGAAGTGTCATCAACAACTTCACCTGTTTCAGGATTTATTATTATTAAATCTGGAGCATTTAAATAATCAGTTCCAGTATCAAGAACAGAAACACTATCAATAAAGTCTAAATCATCAACCCTAACAACTGGTGATATAAATGCTTCTGGTCTTAAAGTTCTATCTGAAGAATATTCATATCCAACATCAACTATCCTTAAATCATTAATTCTACCAATTGATGTTGATATTGCTACAATATTAGCATTAGAACCACTTACACTATTAACTGAAAGGAATTTTGGTAATTTCTTATAACTAGACCCTTCAGAAATTAATCTAATATTCTTAATAGGTCCTTCTACGCTTCCAGATTTGCTGGAATATTCTAACTTATCACATTGATCTTCTTCATATTTAAGAACTTCTGGAATTGATCTAGGAGAGAATTTAAATGTCTCAGTCGTAGCATCAAATATATTGTAATCTCCAGAATATTTACTGTTAGTAAATACTATCTGTGAATAATTTTTTACATCTTTATCAGCAGTGCTAATATATCCACCTTTTTCTAGAGCATAATATAAAATAGCAGGAACTGCTGTCGAGAATCCTATCGATACTGCAGCACCAACGACAGGACTGGATAAGAATGTACCAACACCTATTGTTCCTATACCACTAACATTAAATTCATTAAGATCACCAGCAGTTACAAATTCATTTTTAAATTCATGATCATAGAAGAATTTAAGATTATAACCTGCTAAATTAGTAGATCCAACACCAAATGTTAACTTAGAGTTTTTAACTACATCTATCTTAGGGTTAACTAAAGATAGTTTGTGATAATTTCCACCTATTCCAGTAATATCAACAAATAATGGTGGAGTTAAGAATGTATCACTATAAGTTTCTGATAAATTAAATGTATTTGAATCCAATACATGGATATAATAACATCCCGTAGTAAGTCCAGCCGCTACTTCAGTACTATCATAAAATACTTTATCCCCAGTTTTATACCCATGATCAGTAATTGTTATAGAATCATTAAGAATATTAACGTCAGGAGACTCAAAACCTACAGTATTAATTAATATTTTCTGATATTGTTCATTATAATCTAAAACTAACGGTGAAGTTGTACCTAATCCTACTGTAGTATTTGGTACAACATTAAGACTTATTCTATCACCATTATGTAATCCGTGAGTAGTTGTATTAGCAGCACCAATCTTAGTCATTACTGTAGAAACTATTCTATCAATATTTCCAGTTAACTGTTCAAAATTAGTTTCTAATTGATATTGATGGTCATCATCACCATTTCCAAAGAAGAATAATCCACCTTCAGTATTTGCTGCTCCAACATTGGTAGCAAGTCCAATATAATCAGTTCCTTTATCTACAACATAAAGATCTGTAGTAGAAGTTGTTTGATTTGGAACATAGAATTGATTTGCAGCATCAACTGTTCTACCTACTAAGAATGATGATTTAGCAGGTCTCTTTGTTAAAGTAACCTTTTCTCCACCTTTAAATGGGTGTCCTGGTAAATAAATGCTTTGTGGTGGTACATTAATCGACTTTGTAGACTCTCCTATAGTATAATCAATAACACTTCCTGATGTAGTACCGATACCAACTGATATAGTTCCATTAAAATATTGAGACTTATTAAGATCAGATACAAATGGAGTTGTTTTAACAGGAATGGATATTTTTGTGTTTAATACATCAATTGTAGATCCAAGAGTATGAGCAATGCCTGATGAAGGTCTGAATACTCTAATAATAGATCCTACCTTATAAAGGTTCAATACCTTCAATACTTCATCACCTACTCTAAGAGATCCACCTATTGAAACTGTATTTGGTATGTAATTAACGTAAATGTCTTCGGTAATACCAGCACTACTATTATTGACTGACATTGTTTTTGCCAATCCAATAACATCTGTACTAACACCAACACTAAATGAATTATTTAACTTATAGTTTGCTGTACTCAAACCAGATATTAATACTGTATCCTTATCATTTAACTCTATGTTTGGTAAATGATGAGCAGTAACAGTATCAGCAGATTCCCAAACAAATACCGCTTTATCAAATGATGTTAATACTGTATTAATACTAGAGACACCAATACCAACTATCTCATCAACTTGACCTCTAGCACCTACACCATCAGTACCATCATCCTCAAATACCGTGAAATCACCAACTTTATATCCATCACCACCATCCAATATTTGGAAACTATCAACTACACCTCTAGTTACAGATTCTACAATTGATTTTTGCTTAACTGATTCATTAGATTCTATAATAAAATCATTGTCAGCAAATGGATCGTTGACTTTATATGGGAATGTATTTCTAGAAAGATTAGAGTTATTAAAATCAAATGATTGATCTAATATAGTATTTTCTTCAATATATGGTAATCTATATGTTGGACCAACAAAATATGGATATACTGGATTATCATTGTCATCTCTAGTCGCAAAATATGCATATATACCATCTGGAAATTCTGGAGTTTTACCAAATCTTCCATTATGAATATCTAAATCACCAGATCCATCATAAACATTATCTTCAATAAAGAACTTAGAAGGATATTCTCCTGTAGATGGTCTATCAAGATATGAAGTATTAACACTAAAACTAGACTCCATTCTCTTAATTCCAGAGTTAATGTCGTTAGGATCTTTATAGGCAAAAGGTCCATATATTGGATTACCGTCATATGCCCATCCAATTAGAGCAGAATGAGTTCCTACTCCAGCATTAGTAACACCACCAATATCATTAAATGAATCTGCTATATCTTGATTGTAAGCATGAACACTATATTGTAATAGATCATTATTAAGGTTCTCAAGATGATCTATACCTTGCCATTGATAATTATCAATAGATAATTTTCTTATTTTTGCATTTAATAATCCACCATTACCTCTAGGTTCTACAAATATACTTGTATTTGTAGAATAACCAATGCCAGGATTAATTACAATTATATCATCTAATTGACCCAATTCATTAATAACTGGTTTTAATTGTACTCCGCTTCCAGTTGTTCCAGAACCAACTACAGTAAGTTCTGGTAATGACCAATATTCTTTTCCTTTATTAACTACAAAAGCATCAATAATTTTTCCACCTTCAATTATTGGTTTTACTTCAGCAGTTCTTCCATTTTGTATTGTTACTTGAGGATTGAAATAATGTCCAGAAATTTTTGATCCATATTTACTACCTTTATCATATAAGTAAGAACCTATTATTTCACCAGTAACAATTGGTGTAAAATTAAATGTACCTGTAACCGATGATGCAAATGATACTTTAGCATCTATTTTTATATCTGGATACTTAAATACCTGATAACCAGTACCAGTAGATCCTAAACCAACATAATTACCTCTTTTGTAATTTGAAGTTATTGTTCCACCAATTCCAGCATCTGCTAATCTAAATGAACTATCATTCAATTTAATAACTTTATATGAATGAGTAGTATCTAAACCTTGGATTGCCTTTGGTTGAGTTGTTCCTATTCCAACCATAGTGGAATATTCTACTAAATCACCATCTCTAAATCCATGATTATCAAAATTAATACTATCAAAAGCAGTTGAAACTCCTGAAGGATTTACTGGTAATTTTCTGTATTGGAAATCATAACCAGAATTTAATACTTTAACCTTCCTTAGAGTGTTTTTAGATTCTGTTCTAAACTTATGGAAACCAGCAGCATTTGTTGCTGTAGAAAATCCTATTGTATTGATACCAGTGATACCAAACATAGAATCTGCTTCAGTCTTAAATAAGAATATTCTTCTTGGATTAATAACCTTAACAAAATATGGTGCACCATTAACTAAAAATTCAGTAACAACATTACTAACTTCTTTAAATTTGGTTATTCCTACTGAATCTTGACCATTACTATTATAATAAACTTTCTGACCATCAACAAGATTATGGTCAGATTTAAATGTTATTGTTTCTTCTTGTATATCTAATCCACCTGAGAAGAATATATCTCTACTATCAAATTGAATTTCTCTAAATCTTGGTCCAGTAATTGGTTCCAATAAACAATCTTTACCATTACCACCAGTTAAGCTTATCGATAAAACTTTATCAATATCAAAATCTTGAGAATCTACAAGAACTTCCTTAACAGATCCTTTAATGATTGGTTCTGCATAAGCAGTTTCACCATTTGAATCTAATGGTGCTTCTATGGATAATTTTGGGGGATTAGCAACATCATATCCAGTACCACTATTATACACATCAACAGTGGTCAAAGGACCATATGTCATTGTTTCATTTGCTATAGTGGATCTTATTTGTACTCCATCTATTAAGATACCAATATCATTTACTGGTACATCTTTCTCTGTCGTAACACTTAGATCTTGAGATAATGGGAATTTTCTTAAAATTCTATTTTCATATAACTGTCTTTGATAATGATCCTTTAGAATAAAACTATGAACATGTGTACCACCTGCTCCAACTGGATCATTCCAAGTAACACTACTAGCACTACCAACAGCACTAATAGAATTGTATAAACTTATAGTTTTTCTATCTGAACCTTCAGCAACACTAACATAATAAGTTTCACCATCATTTAATCCATTGAAAGGAATTCCAACATCACCTGCAGAATCTCTTACTTGATAAATTACTGAATTTCCAGTAATAAATTTTGTAGCAGTGTCTAATTTAAAGGCACTAAAATCATAAACTAATCCACTAATAGGATCTGTTTGAGTAAAGTTTGTAGAAGCTGATCCAATCTGCTGATCTTGTACATTTGATCCGTGATCTGGATAATATAATTCCGATATAAACTGACTTAATTTAAGTTGACGACTTGGTAATGAGTTAGAAGCAGCATAACCATCTTTATCACTATCAACATAAACGTTTAGTGTATCAGAAAGAATAACACTATTTGATGCTCCAATACCAATTGAAGTTCCAGATGTTGTTGTTGAAGAAGTAGTTTTTACCTTATTTAAATTTCTTCTTAAATCATACTTAGCACCAGAATTTGGTTCCCCAGTAATAAATGATAGTCCATCTAGAGTTAGTACAGTGGAAGAATCAATTCTTTTGATAATACCACCACCAACTACTGTCATAGTGCCTCTTCTCAAGAAGCTGACATTATCACCAACCTTTAAACTGGATTTATCAATATCACTTAGTAAAGTAAATGATGTTTGACCAGATTGTATATTAGCAACTTGATACCTAGAACTAGTGTTATAGATCCAACTATTAGCAAAAACTTCCTTATATGATTGAGTAATTTCTGGTGTATTTAATATAACCTCACCAACATTTTTTATAGAAATCTCTTCATTTTCAGAAACTAATGATATATCTTCACCAGGAACAAATTCAGATAGAACCCCAGTAATTCTTATTTCACACTTCTTGGATATATCTCCATTTTCATATCCATATACATTCTCTTCAGTTCTTATACCATTTCCTTGGTCGATAGCGTTAATAACATTAGAACACCCAAAGAATTGATTTATAGACTTATTAGTGTAATTAATAATATTATTATGACCTTGAGCAATAAGTGAACCTGTATTACCAAAACCAATAGTAGAATCTACAGATATGATAGATGATCCAATAGAAACTGCTTCTAAAACTTTAGATTTTGCTTGAATACTAAAAGTTCCTTGAATTGTATCTCTATCATCAAATCCAACAAATAATGATAGTTGATAATAGGTTTTACCTTCTCTTGATATAATTTCAACTTCAGATACAGAAGCATTAGTTTGAGAATCACTTGATTTGTATATTGTTTGTCCTACTAGATTATATGGATCACCACTGATTGCTTCTGCAACAACAATTTCCCTACGAATAAATTCAGCAGTTGATGGTTTTACTAAACGTTCTTCAAGATCTAATACTTGAGCGTCAACACCATAAAGAAGTCTGAATAGTATTATTATAGACTCTTGAATACCTTTTGATTGGTAGAATGATCTAGCATTCTTTATAAAGTTACCAACATCAATGCCAGGATGGAATGTCTCATCCTCTAAACCTGGTAAAAATGTTCGTTTTATTTTAGTATAAAACTCCTGTAAAAATAATACACTTAAATTAGTGACTATTGAATTAATATTATGAGAGGAGGCATTAGTTTCATTGAATACTAAACTTTCTTTATTAACATCCAATAAAGAAGACGAAATACCAACATTATATCCACTTACACCACTAAATCCACGTATACAACCAGTAAAGGTAGTATCTGTTTTACCTGTATATGATATTATTTCATCATCAATCTTAATAAGACCATAAGAACTAGGAAATCCCTTAGTTGAAGCAACTGTAATAGTTGTATCAGAAGCAACAATATCTGCAGGTAAAGTAGTCGTTCCTGTAATAACTTCTGGAACTAAATTATCAACCTTAAGATATCGATCTAAATTATCAATTAAATCAGTAGCACCACCTTGATACTCCTGAGAGATATGATATTGTTTTAAAAAATCAGTTGCTAATGGAAAATCAGCTACCACAAATTCTGGTAACTGACTTTCAATTATTTTATTGACTTGTACTCTTCTGTCAAATTCTATGCTCATTCTACTTTCTTTCTATTGATCCGTTAGAGTAACTTGATGTGTAATAGTCTCTAGAGAATACAACGCCTGAAACGTCTTCACCAGAAGCAATTACATCCTTAACCATATTTATCGTACTATTTGAAACATCAAAACTTAGGTATAAATCCTTCAATCCAATGATGTCATTTGAATCTGGAAATGCTTGTATTTCAATTAAATCGTTAGAAGCGACTGTAGATGTGATGTTAACAGTATTAACAAGAATTTCTCCTTTGTTATAGTCAACAGTACCAACATCCTTTTTAACAATTTTCATTTCATTCTTATTATCTTTGGATACAATACATAAAACACCTTTTTTACTGCCATCTAAATCACCTGTAGAGGTTTTATTTGGAATATCAGTAAAATAAACAGTATTTGGATATCCAGAAATATTAAATCCAGTACTTTTTATATTAAACCCTGCTTGATTTATATAAAAACGATTACCAAAACACAATTCATACTGTGCAAATTGGTTTATCAAGACTTTCATATCCCTTCTAATTTTCACTTTTGTGATATTAGAGGTAATGGCATTGTTAACTCTATCAATAAGTTGATTAATTTTACTAAATTTAAATCTACCACCAAATTTATTAATTTCTACGTTATTACCATACTTCTCAAGAGCAGTAGAAATCTTACTTTTTAATAAATTTCCACTTGAGAACTGAGAAGTGTTATAATAAACAGTTGAATCAATCTCCACATATAGTATTTTAAGGTCAACAATCTCAGAATTAATACCAGCAATAGCATAACTCTTTAATTTGTTTTTAATTTGATGCTTATCAAAATCAGAAACAAATGTTCCATTTTTTGGTTTAATACTAATCTTTACCTTACCAAACTGTGGTGGATCTAATTCTTCACCACCAACAACCGCAACAGACTCTGTTGCAGGATAAATTGATTGTATTATCGCTTCATAATCCCTTGGTGTAACCGCCCTATATTGTGCCGAATACAGTCTAGGAGCCAAATACTTGATTGATGCTAAATCTTCGTTCTCAGACCCATTTGAGGCACGATTAACGGTAGTTACTGTTACAGTATCGACTGGAATTACAGGTACAGAGTCTATATTATTAGTTAAAAGATAATCACATGTTCCTTGAAAGTCGAATACGCCAGTAGATCCTGCTCTTCCACCTGCTCCATTACCTTCAGCACCATCAGTTATGATATATCTAACTAGAATTTGAGAATTATCTTCAAGTTTTTTACCAAAGAAACCATCACCAAAGAGAATTTCTACCTTTTCATCCTGAACTTCTTGAATTAAGAAGATTTCAGAGTTCTTATTCAAGTTAAGAATATTATCAATCTTTCTATACTCTCTACCTTCACCAGTTTCATTAGGTCCTTTAACCTTAACTACTATGGTTGCTGTATCAATTTGAGAGTTGTCTAATATAAATCTTTGGTCTTGACTGCTATTAACTAAAAAACTTGTTTGAACTGCAGTTCCTTGCTTTACTTCAATATCAGTAAAAGATGCTATTCTTTCATTAGAAGAATTGGTTAATACATTTGCTGTAACTGGATTTGAAATTGAGAACCTATAATTGGTATTATTAGCATTTCCTACACATACAATACCAGGTCTTATTCTAAGTTGCCTTATATCGTTGTTAGTATCTTGTATCTTTACATCAAAATTAACTATTGCTGTCGCTGCAGTTTTGGATCTAGGTACATATCCAATGTTACGAGCAAGTGATATTACGTTCTCTCTTACAGTTGCAGAGTCTAAAAACGACTCATTTACCACTAAATTAGCATTAAATGCGTTAATATACGTATTATATGCTAAAGAATCTATTAAAACTGAAAAATTAGACCCTTCAAAGTCAAAATCAGTAAAATTCGAGTTGGATTGTAAGAAATCCTTTAACTGAATCTTGATTTGATCATAATCTAGCGTACTAAATTGGGTGAATGGCATTATCTTATCTGGTAGGTTCTAATAAAAAGGTAAAAGATTGACGAGGGACTTCTAAACCAACAATGTCAAAAACAACAGTGACTTCAAAAGCATTCAAATCAGGTTTTCCCTGAACAATCGTTCTAATATTATTTACTCTAGGTTCATAGTTTCTAATTGAAGTCTTGATTTGATCCTCAATTATATAAGAAGTTGTCTGAGTATAGTTCTCAAACAATAACCCTCTCACATTAGAACCAAATAATGGATCAAAAAACTTCTCAGTAGGTATAGTTTCTACTATATTCCTAACCGACCTTGCGATTGCTCTTTCATTGAGCAAAACAGGCATATCATTAGTAACTGGATGGGGCATAAATGACAAACTTATGTCTTTAAATGCCCTTGATTTTCGCTTAATCGGCATTGATGAAGCAATTTATATTATTTTCTCTTGTTATTTATACCAGATTTCTTAATTTAGACCATGTTGGTAAGAATTTTGCGGAAATTCCTCAATCCAACCATTCATTATGTACTTATCTCCGTTTAAAGGAGGATTTCCACGGTGTGTATGTGTCCATCCTGCAGGGAAAACGATGATTTTACCCATTTTTGGTTCAATTCTACACCTTTGATAGAGAAATTCAGTTTCTCCACCATCAAACCCATCATTTAAGTAGACAATAACAACTAATTTACGATAAGTATCGGGAGCACAAGCATCATGATGCCATGTATGATACCCTTCAGAGGGACGAGTCTTCTGTAACTTACAATATTTGTATTCAAATGGAGTATTTTTAAGTATTTCATATGTTTCCATGTAATGGTGAAGCACACTCATCACAATATGATTCCAATCCTTTGCGATTGGTAGAGTGGTATTATAGACACTTTGCTCTTCATGCTGTAATAACTGTGTTATAAAGAGTTGTTCATTCTTTACTGCACCTGTACTACGTGGAGTGATTAGACCAGCACCAGCGGCTGCCATACGCTCATAAAAATCGACAAATTTACTTCCATCGAGATTACTCTGATATTCGGAAATAAAGTTGTCGTGATTTCTATAGCCCGTGATTTCGGGAGATTGACTCATCTCCCTTGACCTCTATATCTTTTACGAGCCGAGTTACGGGATGATGCCGCATATTTTGTATGTTTGCCCGTTCCTTGACGAGTCTTTTTCGGGGTTGCTTGTATATAATCGCCTCCTAAGAGACCACCACCTTTCATTTTTGCCATAATTAGTCTTCAATAAATTCAGTTTTAATATCAGAGGGGTTAGGCACTCCACTTATATAAAAGTCTTGTGCCAAATCCTCCATTGTCGTAAAATACTCATCTTGAGAGAGATCCTTATAAGCAACCTTGCCGTCAATTAGAATATTATAACGAGTCATTAGATTACTCTTGTCTTCTCATGACCGACTCGAACTCTTGGATCACACCAGATCTCGAAACCTGCCTCCTTTGCATCCAAGCAGAATGAGACATCTTCGCCACACATGTCTTGGACTTCGCCCGATTCAAAGACCTGCATCTTAGGAGCGAACCAAGGATAAGGCATTTCTTTATGTTCAAAAACACCATTCTTAATAAGTAACCATCCAAAACCAGTATAGTCTACTGTAAATGGTTTCTTTCTCTTTGAGATACTCTCAATAGTTTCATGATTCATCACACCTCCATTAGTACGGAAGTCATCCTCCTCTAACCAATGAGCAACTGATGTAGTTTTACCATCTTCTGTACAATACCAACCACCAGCAATATCTTGATCCATTAGAACTAATTGCCAGAATTTCTCTGTATTGAATACTATATCACTATCAATCCATAGTTGATAATCATAGTTTAATTTTCCATCCCAAGGCATTTGATCAGGTCCTCTTAAGACATTAGCACCTAAGCACTTACACCTTGCGAAATTAACCATTGACGAATAATCTTGGGAGATCTGTATCGAAGCCTGTGCTTGGACAAGATCAAAGCATAACTGTACAAAACTTTTTAAAAACTGATATGAAACTCCACGACCTGGTAGACAGAATACTACTGTCTTTCCTTTTATGAGTTCTTTTGCTTTGTCGTAATCCCACTCTGCTTCTTTTTTTACCACAGGGGATTTCGCTTTAACTGTAAATCCTTTTGCCATAACCTACGTAATGTTATACTAATATTATATCAGTATATGTATGTTAAGTCAACTTAAATTATAAGGTAGTGATATCAGTAACTTGCATCTTCTGTTATATCTGTATCGTATTCTATTTCTTCGTATGTTAGTTCATCCTTAAAGTATGATTGATATATTCTTCCCCATATTAATTTAAACTCATAATCATCAAGATCCTTGAAGAGACACTCTCCCCTTAAGTATATGTGATATGTACTAGTCTTCGTATTCTGTAATGATAAGTTCATCGCCATCTGTTTTAAAAGTTACTTCTGTATCTTCGTACCATCCTTGGTCATTAACGACCCATTCTGGTATTCTTAAGTAGTATTCTCCTGTTACTGTATCAACTTCTATGGGGCGTTTTTGATCTGGGATATTTTTTTGCATCACAAGGATCTGATTTTTTCATTATATATCACTTTTGAATTATTCGCAAGTCGTGGACTGTGGGCGTTTTTTAACAGGGAAAAAAAATTTGAGTTTCATTGTAATATTGTTCTCGCTTCCGTAACACTTTGTAGGTTAGGGTAGTTAGTGCTTTTTAAACGGGGGCGGGGGGCGACGCAACCCCTGCCCATACACGAACGACTAAGACCTGCTGATGACCCCACGCTCTCCCGTGGGTACATATTTCAGGGGTGGGACTGCCACGCCATAACGCCCACCTGTTCGGGTTGCCCATTTGTTCGCTGCCTTACCGTGAGCAATTGGCAGTTTTGTCACTTTGTAGATTTTGCCGTTCAGAGAAACTGTTCTTTTTTGCATTTTTTGGGGTTTTAGGGAAAAGGACACGAAAAAAGACAGGCACTAATGCCTGTCTGATACGTTATAATACGAAGGGGTAGGAGGGGCAGGACGAAGACCAGCACGAACCTGATCTGCTTCGTATGCCTCTAGCAACTCTTTTGCTACCATGTCCTTACAGAATTGAACCATGTTAGGAGAGCAGTAGTAACCGTTGCCTGTGATCATTTTGTTTTTCATATCCTTAGTATAGGGAGGAATGGGAGAAAATAAGGGGTGGGATGTGCCAGTTTATGAACTGACTTTATCCCACGTTTTGTCGAAGAGGTCGGGGCAGGAATCCTGCTCGTTTTCTTCGTAAGAATCCCAGAGTCCTAAACTTGAGACGGTTCCGAAGAGGTCAGAGATAAGACGGAGTTCTTCGGATGTGAAAGTGATTGTTTTTTCCATACCTTTATAATACCATAAAAAGACCCCTTGGGAGGGGTCAAATCTTAAATTAATCTAAAATTCGTTTGAGAAGACATGCCCATTCTCAGAAATCCAGTAATCTCCAGAAAGGTTCTCCCATGTGGCGTTCCAATCGGTTTCAACCCACCAAGGGTTTTTGCTCTCAAAGTAGCAGTCCTCAACCAACTCTTGAGCGTAGTCTGCTCCTGATTCCCAACATCCGTGGTAGGCATCCTCTACATGCTCACAGTAGGCACAGTCTCCGCACTGCTCCTCTAAGAAATCCTCTACAACTTCTTTGGTAGTATTTTCTACTGCCTCAAAGTATTCAAGGATATAAGGCAGTTCGGCAATGCCGTGATCTGAAACAAATTCAGAGATTTGATACCACTCAAGGTCGCCTTCTAATAGTGCGTCTGCTGCTATGCGGATGCCCTTAAGATTTTGGAATAAATCCTCACCCTCTTCAAATACAAAGTTGAGAAGGTCGTTAACGTGTCTGATCCACTCAGAGCGAATGTACTTATCCTCCTGTGCGTTGAAGTACTCAGAGAATGAAAGGGGAGTTGCTGTCATGGGATTGATTGCGTTGTTATTATTAGTATACATGAAAAGAGGGGCATGAGAACCCCTCAAATCTTTAGAAATCATTTAGAATGGAAGTTCTTCTGCGTGGGGCATTAGAAAGTGATTCTTCCTTTTGCTTACGCTCTGCTTCTTTAAGTGCTGCGTAAATCTGAGAGGTCAAAGGTTGTATTTTAAAAAAGGCAGGTTGTTGTAAAAAGTATTATACTAAGGATAGCAAGAGCATTTCTCTCTTCTCTCACATCCTTAACATTTTGTAAGGCATCAAAGATTTGTGCCTTTGTGTTCTTGAGAGTAATTTGGGTCATTGTTAAAAATCATAGGAACCGTTCAAATACTCATCTATGGACTTGTTTTGCTCATCGGTTAGGGTTCCGTTAATGGCATCTTCCATAAGCATTTGAATTGCTTCGTCAGATACTGTGTCGAATAAAAGGTCGTCCATAGGGAATTAATTTGAACTTAAGTTAATGATAGCAAAGAAAATGCCCCTGTGAAGGGGCATTGTGCAGGTTAGTCAACTGTCACAGGGTTGAAGTAAAAATTACCCTTAGAGTCCTGATGAATTCCTGCGGAGTTAATACCAGTACCACCCACGCCTGTCGCCCTGCGTGAGGAGAGGCGTTGAATAATTCCGATAACATC